GAAATAGATAGAGAAAGCTTATCAACTCCCTATCTTTATGATAAGTATTTGAAATTTTATATATACCATAAGAAAAACCTTAAGAAAGTTATGAAGGAATACGATTCTCTATATAAAGATAGGTGGGAATATTATACAGGAAAACATGACATTGAAGTTTATGATAAAGTTATATTAAAAGGAGATTTACACATTTATATGAAAGCCGACCAAATGGTTCAAGCAGTTAGTGAAGAAGTTAATGAATCTGAAAATATTGTGGAATTTTTGGAGAAAACGTTAAAGAATATAGAAAATCGTGGATGGGCTTTAAAAAATCTGATAGAATGGAGAAAATTTTTAAGTGGCGTGGGATAAAGTTGTATTAGGAAAAATTGATGAAGTCTATTGTATGGTTTCCTGTGAAGAATCCACAGCCAGAGAAATAAGTGATCATTTTACATTTGAAGTTCCTGGTGCAAAATTTATGCCTTCTTATAAAAGTCGGGTGTGGGATGGAAAAATCCGACTTTTTAATATGGGAAAAAGATTATTATACAATGGGTTAATTAATCACTTATCCGATTTTTGTATAGAAAGAAATTATGAACTAGTGTTAGATTCTGAGATAATCCTTAGAGATGAGAATATTTTACCAGAAGATATTCTAACTTTTGTTAGAGAATTAAATATTAATGAAATCACCCCAAGACCTTACCAGTTGGATGCAATATTATATGCGATTAGAAATCCCAGATGTGTATTGGTATCTCCTACTGCTTCTGGAAAATCTTTAGTGATATATTCTTTATTGAGATGGAATGAAGGAAAAAGCTTAGTTATTGTACCGACTACATCATTAGTAGAACAATTGTATAAGGATTTTCGAGATTATTCTACGGGAACTGATTGGAAAGTAGGCAATAATTGTCATCGTATATATTCTGGTAAGGAAAAGGATACACAATTGCCTATTTCTATTTCAACTTGGCAATCCATGTATAAACTCCCAAAACCATTTTTCGAAAATTTTAATATGATAATTGGAGATGAGGCTCATACATTTAAAGCAAAGTCTCTAACTACTTTAATGACTAAATTGGTAAATGCTAGACATAGAATAGGAACTACTGGAACTTTAGATGGAACTCAAACTAATAAATTAGTTTTGGAAGGATTATTTGGTCCTGCATACCAAGTTATTAGTACTAAAAAGTTGATGGATCAGGACTATCTTGCAGAATTGGAAATTCATTGTATAGTTTTACAGTATAATGATGAAGAAAGAAAATTAGTTTCTAGTTTAGATTATCAAAAAGAAATTCAATTTATTGTCGGACATGAAAGAAGGTTGAAATTTATTACTGATATGGTTTCTACTTTAAAGGGAAATACTTTGGTTTTGTATCAATTAGTGGGTAAACATGGTCAAGCTTTACATACTGATATTCAGAAGAAAAACCCTAAGAGAAATGTTCATTTTATTCATGGTGGGACTCCTGTTGATGAAAGGGAAAAGGTCAGAGAATTAACAGAAAAAAGTGATAATACAATTATCGTTGCTTCATATGGTACGTTTTCAACTGGCATAAATATTCGTAAGCTTCATAATGTTATTTTTGCTTCTCCTAGTAAGAGTAGGATAAGAAATTTACAAAGTATTGGAAGAGTTCTTAGGTTGGGGGAAGATAAAAATAAAGCAATTTTGTTTGATATATCTGATGACTTTACTTATAATGATAAGAAAAATTATACATTGCGACATCTTATCGAACGTATTAAAATATACAATTCAGAGAAATTTAATTATAAACTTAAGAAGTTTTCTATTTGAACTCTATACTTATAGGGCTTTGGCGTTGGTACTATAGTATACCATATTTTCTATTAAATGGCAAGCTAATTTTTAGCTTGCCATTTTCTGTTTTATATGGTATAATATATCCATAATTAGGTTGTTAGAGGTGGTGGTTGAAAATGAGTAAGAAAAAGGTGCACTATGTAGATAATAAGAAATTTTATATAGAGATGGTGGAATTTGGAAAATTGTTAAAAGAAAGTGAGGCGGTTGGAGATAATACTCCTCCAGTAACTGACTATATTGGAAAATGTTTTTGGGATATTGCATGTGGATTAGCTAATAAACCTAATTTTATCAATTATACTTATAAAGATGAAATGATAATGGATGGTGTAGAAAATTGTATTAGGTATTGTCACAATTTTGATCCTGAGAAATCTAAAAATCCTTTTTCATATTTCACTCAAATAATTTATTATGCATTTTTGAGAAGAATAGAAAAGGAGAAAAAACAAACTTATATAAAATTTAAGATGACAGAAAATGTAGGTATTGGTGAAGATTTAGTAACTTTATCGAGTGGTGAAAGAATAGATATAAAAATGTATGATAATTTTAGAGATGTGATTGATGACTTCGAAAGAAAAATGGAGAGTAAGAAAAAGGTTACTGAAAATGTGGACGACGAAAGTAAAAAATATGCTTTAGATAAATTTATGGAATAAATTATGATAGATAGTATTTATATTCTTACGACTAAGGTTAGATCTGATAGATTAGAACTTATAAAAAATGGTTTATACAATTCTAATCCTTGGAAAGCTTTTCCTGATGTTAATATAGAAGTTGTGTATGGATATCACCATACTCAAGTTGATTTAGAATTTTTAAGACAACAAGGTTATGATTATTATGAGGGTTGGGAATTGGATAAAAGTGTTACTTTTCCCAGACCATTACATCCGTCTAAGTTTTATAATTTTGAATGGGATTGGTGGTATAGACCTGTTAGATTGGGGGAAATGTGTTGTGGGATAACTCATTTGAGTGCTTGGAAAGCTCATTTAAACGATGGTAATAGATGTTCATTATTTTTGGAAGATGATGCTAATCTTAAACCTGGATGCTTTGAATCTATTAAAAACCATTTAATGAAAATTCCTAGTTATGAAAGTTTTGATTGGAGTATGTTTTATTGTGATAGAAATGGGTTTGAGATAGAAACAGAAACAATTGTTAACGAAAGTATAGTTGTTCCTAATTTTAGTTATAATATGCATGCTTATGTTTTGACGAAATTAGGTGCAACTCAATTGGTTAATGGTAATTACGAAAAAAATTTAATAATAAACGATGAGTATGTTCCTGTGTTTTTTAACCATCCTAGGAAATTAGAATTATCTAAAGTTTATAATTGTCCTGAAGTTTTTGAGGTATATTCTCCATATGAGTCCAGGGGAATAATTAATGCTTATCCTAAGAATATTTATGGCTCAGATACTGAGAATTCTAAAAGTGTGGCATGGAATTAATGACTAAAGAAGAATTTGAAACGTTTAGAAAACGTATAGAGATTGAAATAGATATTCCTCAGGGTGTGAAAGATATCGTTCCAATAATATTAGGGCAGAGTAATAATATGAGAGAAAGGGCTGTTTGCGCTACTCAGATGTTAGATTGGATTAGGTATATGGATTCTGTTATATGGCAATTCGATAATGATTTTAGGGAATGGAGAAAAGAAAAGTATGAAGATAGCGCTGATAACTGATACCCATTTTGGAGCAAGAAATGATAATTTGGTGTTTCATCAACATTTTTTAAAATTTTATAGAAATGTTTTTTTTCCCTATCTATTAAAAAATGAAATTAAAGATGTTATTCATTTAGGTGATTTGGTCGATAAAAGAAAGAATGTGTCGTTTACAATTTTGAATAGTATGAGGAAAGATTTTATAACTCCATTGGTCGATAATTTAATAACAACTCATTTTATAGTTGGAAACCACGATTCGTATTATAGAAATACTAATTCTATAAATGCGATAAATGAACTGTATGGGGATACTCCTTTTGTACATATTTATGATAAAGCTGAAACTGTTGAATTTGATGATTTAAAAATATGTTTGGTTCCGTGGATATGTAACGAAAATTATGAAGAAACTTTTGATCATTTAGAAAAGACTAAATCCCAAGTTTTGATGGGTCATTTGGAAGTTAATGGGTTTACAATGCACAAGGGGGTTGAGTGTTATCATGGGTTTGATGGGAAAGATTTTCAAAAATTTGATCAAGTTTTTAGTGGTCATTTTCATTATAAAAGTGATGATAATCATATTTATTATTTGGGCACTCCATACGAATTGAATTGGTCTGATGAAGATACTGAAAGAGGCTTTCATGTATATGATACAGAAACTAGAGATTTAGAGTTTATAAGAAATCCATATAGAATGCATTATAAGTTGGAATATAGAGAATCTGATCATAATAAGTTAATGTCATCAGACCTTTCTAAATATAAAAATTGTCTTTTGAAAATATTAGTGGTTGATAAAAATCCATATTTGTTTGATTCCTTTTTGGAAAAATTGCAATCACATGATCCGTATAGTATTAATGTTATTGAAGATATGAGTATTTATTTTGAAGATGATGAAGATATGGTAGATGAGGCGGAAGATACTATGACTATTTTACAGAAATATGTTGAAAATATGGAGTTAAATTTAGATAAAAATATACTGATGGACAAAATTAGATCTATTTATACGGAGGCATTGAATATCAAATGAGTAAGTTTTTTATTGAGATTGGTTCCGCAGATTTCAATACTTTATTACCATTGGCTAAGAATGGTTGGAATGGTATTATAGTTGAACCCAATACCGAATTAATAAACAATTTAGAAGTTTTAGATAATGTTATTTATGAAAATATAGCTATTACTGATGATGAGGGAGTTGGGGTTCAGGAATTAAAATATTATGATCCAAAAACTACATTAGGAAGTTGGCGTAGAGGAGTTTCTAATTTGAGATGGGGCTATGGTACTGATCCAGTTTATGACATTTTTAGAAGACCTGGAAATAGACATTGGGTTAAGGATCTTAGAGTTCAAAAAATTTCTTGTATAACTCTTGATAATCTTTTAGAAAAACATAATGTGGAACATATAGATTTTTTGAAAGTTGATACTGAGGGTTATGAGTATAAAATTTTTGAATCGTATAGTTGGAATATTTTGCCAGAAATTTTACAAATAGAAATTGCACATTGGTGGAATAGGGGTATTACTGATGAACAAATAAAGGAGTTTGTTTTATTATTGGAGAATAAGGGTTATTATATTTCTGGAGCAGCTGATGTGGTTGACGGACAAGCAAATTTGAGTGATAATCAATGGGTAGATATTTATGCTATTAGGTGAGTATGATAAGGTTTAAAACTATAAAATGGAAAAATTTTCTTTCAACGGGAAATAAGTTTACAGAGATATCTATTGATTCTAGTGGTCCAACATTGATTATTGGAGAGAATGGTACAGGGAAATCAACTGTATTGGATGCTCTGACATATGGATTATTTTCTAAACCGTTTAGAAAAATAAATAAACCTCAATTAATAAATTCTATAAATAGAAAAGATTGTTTGGTGGAAATTATTTTTCAAATAGGTGATAAGGAATATTCTGTTATTAGAGGTATGAATCCTGGCAGATTTGAAATTTATGTAGATGGGGTTTTGTTGAGTCAAAGTGCGAAATCTAAAGATTATCAAGAAATTTTAGAAAAACAGATATTAAAATTGAATTGGAAATCTTTTACTCAAATCATAGTTTTGGGATCTAGTTCCTTTTTACCATTTATGCAATTAAATGCTTCTCATAGAAGAGAAGTTATTGAAGATCTTTTGGATATTCAGATATTTTCTATTATGAATATGTTGCTGAAAGATAAAATGTTGTCTAGTAAAAAACTTTTTTCAAAGGTGTCTTCTAAATTGGAATTGGTTACAGAAAAAATAAATTTACAGAAAAAATATATTGCAGAAGTGTTAGAAATTAATAATGATAAAATTGAAAATATTAAAAATAATATAAATTCCCACAATAATATTATTTCGGAATCTAAAAATCAAATTGTAGTGTATTCTGAAAAAATCGATCATTTGCAAACTGGTATTACATCCTTTGATGATATTTCAAATATTACTCAGGAGTATGTTAGGTTAGAAGGCCAAATAGAAAATAATCTTAGAAAGGTTTCTAAGGATATAGAATTTTTTGAAGATTTAGAAAATTGTCCAACTTGTAAACAGGATATTATTTCTTCGCATAAAAATCATGTTTTATGCGAATTACATAATAGGGATAAGGAATATTCTGAAGCTTTGGTTGGGTTAGGCAATAAAATAGAAGTTAGTGCTAAACAATTAAATGAAATGGTTGAGATAAAAAGGGAAATTGATGATCTCATTGAAAAAAATAAAAGTCTTTCTTATTCCATTAAAGGTGATACTGATTATATTAATAAATTGAATAAGGAAATTGAATATCTTTTAAAGGTACAATCTAAAAGTGCGGATGATCAAACTAAATTAGTTTCTTTGTTTGAGGAGAAGGATGGTTATATAACTGAATTGGATGAATATAAAGATGAAAGACGTTATCATGAAATTGCTTTTACACTTTTTAAGGATAGTGGTATTAAGACTAAAATTATAAAGCAGTATCTTCCAATAATGAATAAGTTAATAAATAAACATCTTGCTATGATGAATTGTTATTTCAATTTTGTTTTGGATGAAAATTTTAATGAAACTATTAAAAGCAGGGGTCGTGATACATTTAGTTATGATTCGTTTAGTGAAGGGGAGAAAATGAGAATTGATCTCGCACTATTGTTTACTTGGAGAGCAATTGCGAAAATGAAGAATAGTGCTAGTACAAATTTGTTGATATTGGATGAAGTTTTTGATTCTAGTTTAGATAGTAGTGGCACAGAAGATTTTATGAAATTGTTAGTCGACTTAGCTTTAAATTCTAGTGTTTATGTAATATCTCATAAGGGTGAACTTTTGCATGATAAATTTCCTAATACACTGAAATTTGAAAAACAAAATAATTTTTCAAAAATGCTTGCCATTTGAATCTTTTTATGGTATAATATAGTTAAAGGTTGAAGTAATTATGTTGTTTCAAAAAAGTAAATATATGTTATATGTCAAAGCTGGAATATATGAATCGGATACTTTGTTTGGTTTATTGTGGGAAATTTTGAAACATAGATTTTATCATTTACGGAAAAATGGGAAATGGATGGATTAGTATGATATTGAATGGTGTATTTCATAATGCAAAAATTGGTGATGTTATTTATAGTTTACCAGCAATTTATCTGAGAGGTGGAACTAAGAGACTCATACTTAAACGAAAAGAAGTTTATGATTATCTTAAACCTCTTTTAGATGTTCAACCTTACATTGGGGATACTATGCAATCTAGTAAACCTGATGATAACATTGACTTGAATTTTGAAAGTGAACAGGCGTTGTATAAATTGTTTCTTAGGGGGAATATAATTTATATGCATTTATTATGTGCTGGTATTCGTACTCACCACTTCCCTTTAGTTATAGATGAAGTTAGTTGGAAATCGGATAAATCTGATCTTTATACTGCTAGTGTTGATTTAAGAAAATATAAAGATGTTGGTCAGTGGAGAAGTGAACATCCTTGGTTGACTAATATACAACCAAATCATCAATTCCCTATTATTATTGGGGTTTCAGAACGTTATCATGATTATGCTTTACATAATGTGAATAAACATGATCCTGTGAGATATTTTGATTATTCAGTTTTAAAGGATTATCATGATGGTTGTGCCTTTATTGGGTTTGAGGAAGAGTATGAAAGTTTTTGTGAGAGATATGGTTTTGAACCAGAACACGTTAAGACAAAAAATGCTTTGGAAACAGCAGAATTGATTGCAGGTGCGAAGTTGTTTGTGGGTAATTTGACTTCTACAAAAGCTATTGCCGAAGGATTAAAAGTTCCTAGATTAGTTGAAATATGTCAAGAATATCCAGATGCAATTCCTATGGGACATACAGGCCATATTCATATCAATAAAGAATTGGTCGAATATTATCTTACGACTTCGGTAAAGGAACCAAAATTTCCTGATAAAGAACCACCGAAAGTTGATCAAGACAAAGGTTCTATGGTGACTCTCGATGACTTTTTCTAAAAAACATATTGCAGTTTTTGATGGTATGGCTCAACCACAAAGAAAAAATTCTTTTGTTGGTGGGATGGAAGTTGTTTCTAGGTCGCAGGCAAGGTATTTAAGTGAATTTGGAAATGATGTTACTTTTGTCGTTAGTCAAGATAGTGATAAAGATTTGATGTGGGAAGGATTTTCAGTAGCATATACTAATCAACCTGCTAAGGATCCCTTACGTCGTAAAGGTATTTCTACTGTAGATTATAATAAAAAATTTTTTAATGATGTTTTGAAAATTTTGGATAAAATTAAACCTGACGTTGCTATATTTCAAAGAATATATCCCTTTGGTGCTAAAGGTAGAGTTGAAAGTTTATCATGTCCTTCTATATTTTTTGAACATTCTTTGCCTGAATACCTTGGCCAAAATATGATTAATTTTCCGTCTATTTCGGATAGAATATATGATAATGGTCATATTTTGACTTGTGTTTCTGAATATGCTAGGAAACGGTATAATGAAAAGGTGAAAAGAGAATTGGTGCATGAATCATGTTCTATTCAAGTTGTGAAAGATACTCCTAAAGAAATATTTCCGCATGAAAATTATGGAATAGTTATTAGTAGATGGTGCCCATTAAAACATCCAGGAAAGGCGTTTGAAATGTTTGCTGATATGGATAATGGAATGTCGTTGAGAGTATTTACCAGTCAGTTGGGTACTAAACCTGAGTATGAAGTCAAGTTTCCTAAATACGCTACTATGAATTTTCCTGGAGCTGTTCATATTTCTATAGATACTAAACATGGGGATATAATGGAAAGTGCTAAAAGGGCATCTTTTCATATAACTACGTGTCAACATGAATCTTCTGGAATAGCTTCTTTAGAAGCAGCTACTTATGGGGTTCCTAATATAGCTTTTTGTTCTAAGGGGAATCATGCTTCTGAAGATCATATTCAAGGTGGACATAATTTTTTGGTTAATGTTAGTGAGTATAGGGGTGTGAAAAGGCAAAAAGAAAAATTTTGGGATATTGTTAAAAATATTGATTTTTCTTTGGAATCTCGTAAGGAATTATCTGAAGGCACTCTACGTGAATTTTCACCTAAAAAATTTGCTATGAGACATGAAAATATCATAAATAAAGTTTGTAAGGGTTATGAAAGAAAAACTGGGGGGTTGGAAAACTTTTTATTATGAAATTGAGTCCTAGTGATATTATGTATGTGAAAAATGTTTATGAAGAATTTTATGGACAAATGCACCGTATTGATGATTATTTTAGGGTAAGGAAATCAGAACGTCTTAATGAAATGCCTTCTATGTTATTTGGGTTTGAGGAAGAATATTTTAGTGATTATAATATGTCACCTAAAGATATGAATTTTAAGATAGTTAAGTTGAAACCTAGAGAATTTGATGTTCTTTTGGAATATACTTCTTCATTCTGTAATGATCAAAATCCAGGTAAATCTATGAGGTATGCAGTTGTAGAAGAAAACACTGGAAAATATGTTGGGTTTATAAAATTGGGATCTCCAGTCATAAATATGAGACCTAGAAACATTCTTTTTGATGGACCTCCCGAATTGGGTATATTTAATAGAAGTGCTATAATGGGGTTTGTTATTGTTCCAGTTCAACCTTTTGGATATAATTATCTGGGCGGAAAATTACTTGCTCTAATTTGTTCATCACATTTTGTTAGAAGAGAAGTTAGTAAAAAGTATGATGTTGATTTATGTATGTTTGAAACAACATCTCTGTATGGGAATTTAAAATCTTCATCCCAATATGATGGTTTAAAACCTTTTATAAGATATAAGGGTCTTAGTGATTCTAGGTTTCTTTTAAATTTGGGTGATAAAGAATATGAAACTTTAAGAAATTTCTATGTAGAAAGAAATGGAGGAAATTCTTTAGTAGATGATGGAGCATCTAGTAGAAAATTAAAAACACAGAGTGCCATGTTGGGTATATTGAAATCCAATCTTAAAGAATATGATTTAAAAATGTATAATGAGTTTGATAAGTTTATAGAAAGTAAGGTTGATATTACTACACGAAAAAGATATTATATTTCTTTTTATGGTTATCAAAATATTCCCGAATATATAACAGGTAAGGATAAGGAGTTAGTTAAAAATGTAAATTTTGATAGATTTGAATTAGATTATGTGATAGACTGGTGGAAAAATAAATCTCAGAAGAGATTTGATAAATTAAAGAATAATGGTAATCTTCGTACTGAACAAGAAATTTGGGATATTAATAATGTCAAGAAAGATTATGACATTATTAGATAAATTAAGCTTGCCATTTGGCTGATAATATGGTATACTATAATTATGGAAAAGTTAAATAAGTTGTTAGAGGATATTAGTGGTTATGTGAAGACAAAACAGGACGGAGGGTATTATGGTAAGGGTGTTCAAGTTGTAGATTTATTAAAATCTACTGATGATTTTGAAGGGTTTTGTCGCGGAAGTGTAATAAAATATGTTTCGCGATGGGGCAGAAAGGGTGATAAGGAAAATGAATTGGATTTGTTCAAAGCAATTCATTATATTATTTTGTTGTTAATGGAGAATGATGATGCAAATAACTAAACAGACAATAGACATATTAAAGAATTTTAGTACGATAAACTCCTCAATTATTATTGAGGAAGGTAGTAAGTTACAAACTATCAGTGCTATGAAAAATATTTTGGCTAAAGCTGAAATTACTGATACCTTTGAAAAAAAGTTTGCAATTTATGATTTAACAGAGTTTCTTAATATTGCGACTGATCCTTCTTATGAGGGTGCGGATTATGATTTTAACGAAACTGCTGTTAATATTCAAAAGGATAGTGCTAAGACTAAATATTACTATGCAGATGAAAGCACTATTATTGCACCAACTAAGCAGATTACTATGCCTGATGCAGAAATTGAATTTGTGTTAAAATCTGAAGATCTTAATACTATTTTACGTCATGCTTCAATTATGTCAAAACCTGATGTTGCAATTAGATCTGATGACAATGATATAATAGCTTCGATTTTGGATAAGAAAGATCCTACCAGTAATGAATTCAAATTGAATTTGGGTGATTCTGGTGATCAAGTCTTTAATATGTATTTTAAAGTTGATAATTTTAAAATTATGGAAGGTGATTACAATGTGAAAATTAGTAGTAAAGCAATTTCACATTTTTCGAATACCGAATTTGATTTGGAATATTGGATTGCTTTAGAACCTGATTCCACTTACGGAGAATAATATATGAGCCGTGAAGAGTTTCTTTGGGTTGAAAAATATCGACCTGCAACTATTGATGAATGTGTGTTACCTGAAGGTCTTAAAAAGACCTTCGGGCAATTTGTGGAAAATAAAGAAATTCCTAATTTGTTGTTGAGTGGAACTGCTGGTATTGGAAAAACTACAGTAGCTCGTGCATTATGTGAACAATTAGATTGTGATTATATTATGATAAACGGTTCTGAGGAATCGGGTATTGATGTATTGAGAAATAAAATCAAAACTTTTGCGAGTACAGTTTCACTTTCAGGTGGAGCCAAGGTTGTTATATTGGATGAAGCAGATTATTTAAATCCACAATCAACTCAACCTGCACTTCGTGGATTTGTTGAAGAATTTAGTTCTAATTGTAGATTTGTATTTACTTGTAATTTTGCTAACAAGTTGATTCCACCGATACATTCTAGATGTAGTGTTATTGAATTTAAGATTGATAGAAAAGAATTGCCTAATATCTGTTCCGATTTTATGAAAAGGGTAACTGATATATTAGAGTTGGAAAATATAAAATATTCTAATAATATTGTTAGTGAATTGATTACAAAACATTTTCCAGATTGGAGAAGAGTTATTAATGAACTTCAAAGATATGGTGCGAGTGGTACTATAGATGTTGGGATATTGACTGATTTTAATGAAAAACAATTTAAGGATTTGGTACAGTTAGTCAAAGAAAAAAAGTTTACTGATATGCGAAGATGGGTTGTTGATAATTTAAATAATGATCCTCATACGTTATATCGTCGTATTTATGATAGTTTAGTTAATATGTTAAAACCTCAATCTATTCCTGGAGCTGTTATTATCATTGCGGAATATAATTATAAATCTGCTTTTGTTGCAGATCAAGAAATAAATTTGATTGCTTGTTTGGCAGAAATTATGGGAAGTTGTGAGTTTGTATAATGGCAAAATTGTTTGATTATTTAAATGATATTACCAATAAAAAAATTAATATATGGGAAAATACTATAGATCCCATGATGGAGTCTGAGTATGTTCCATATGTGATAAATAAATTTTTATCTCAACATATAGATTGTGTTTTATATGCTAATGAGATGAATAGACTGCCTTCTTCAGATAAGAAACTTCAATTCGATTACCTTATAAATAGTATTAGAAAAGAGTTTCGGAGATCATCAACGTGGATGAAACCCGAACATGATGAAAATATTCAAAATATTAAAGAATATTATGGTTATTCTAATGCTAAAGCTGAAGTTGCTTTAAGTATATTAACTGATGAGCAACTGAAATATATTAAATCGAAATGTTACAAAGGTGGTCATAAAAAATGAATTTAGATACTAATACTCTTTTAGAAGAGTTTATAGAAGTGGAGTTACATGAACCTGATGATTTTTTGAAAGTTAAAGAAACTCTTAGTCGTATAGGTGTAGCCTCTCGTAAAGAGAGAAAGTTGTATCAATCTTGTCATATTCTACATAAACAGGGAAGATATTATATAGTTCATTTTAAAGAACTGTTTTCTCTAGATGGAAAACCCTCAAATTTTTCAGACCATGATAAATCTAGAAGAAATACTATTGCTAAATTGCTTGATGAATGGGAATTGGTTAAAATAATTGATTCTACTAAACTATTAGAATTTTGTCCTATGAATCAGATTAAAATTATTTCTCATAAAGAAAAGGGTGAATGGGAATTGATAGTAAAATATAATATTGGAAAAAAGTAAATTTGATTATATAATGGAGTTTTATGAAAAATTTTTATACGAATGTTCACTGTCTAGGTAATAATATATTAGTGAGATCCTTTGAAGATGGTGAACGTAAAAAGTATCAGTTGGAATATAATCCAACGTTATTCGTCCCAACCAAAAATCCTTCCAAATTCAAAACCATTTATGGAAAAAATGTAGATTCTTTAAATCCAGGAAAAATTAGTGAATGTCGTGGATTTGTCGAAAAATATAAAGATGTTCCTGGTTTTGAAGTAACTGGGTATTCTGAATGGACTCATCAATTTATAGGAGATACTTTTGATAAATGTGAGTATGATATGGATAAAATCCGTATTTGTACATTGGATATTGAAGTGGCTTCAGAAAGAGGGTTTCCAACTCCGAAGAAAGCGGATGAAGAAATAATAGTTATTTCTTTTAGAGATTCTTTTGATGGTCAAATGTATGTTTTTGGTTGTCAGGATTTTGATAAAGGTGAGAGGGGAGATATCACTTATGTAAAATGTCATGATGAAATGGATTTGCTTAAGAGATTTTTAGATTTGTATGAAACTATAATGCCTGATGTTATAACTGGATGGAATGTGAGATTTTACGATATGGCATATTTG